CAGGCGCAATGGAGCGTCAGCTTACATACCTTGGCGAGACTCTAGTACCTAATAGTGAGCGTAGACTGCAACGACTCAGCTCCGAAGGCATAATGGGTGAGTCTTATACGCAAGACTCATGGTTCGGTACTACGAACGCTGAAGAGCCTCATGTAAATGAGGAAGCGAAGCCTAAAGACCAGTTGATAGATGATAGTCAGTCTTTCATTGATCAGTTGAAGGTTCGTATGCGTACAGCCGCAATCATCATGGTTACTAACGTGCGAGCACATGATGAATTGAGTAAGATACTTGAACAACTAAGCTATGGGCAGATCAAGGCGAAAGCGGACTCTAACAGGCGGGCAAGGGCTAAAGCAGCCTAGACATTAAGGGAGATGAGGGTAATACCTCATCTCCCATTTTTTGTGGCTGGTAAAAGCTCCCTTGTCTTAGGCTATAGGAGATAATAGTGTTAGTGCCTTATGGACCTAACCTTGAATACACCGATGATGTATCCACTGAGGAGCTTGAAGCCTGTTCAGAGATGTACAGCCAGATAGTAAAGGACTTAACAATGGATAGGCCATTCCCTATACGCTTTGAGTTGCCTAGTCCTGCTAAGGTATTACGTGTTGAGCGTGTGCCTGAGACTCTTGAACAAGACTCAGGTTTCGAGGCGTTCTATTTAGACAACGGGTACTGGCGTCTATGGCTCATGGCTAACGGAGAGTTCTCATTAGGCACATTCATACAACTACTAGATAACGGTGAGATTAACAGGGTAACATGGCATCCTGATGGAACTGAGACAATTCTAAACATAAAATAGGAGGTTAACATGAAAGTTACAAGGCTAAATACCAGACGTGACGTGAAAGACGCTAAGGAAGATCTAATACTAGAAATCCTTCCAAGAGACGTTCAAGGTGCATCATTAAAGTCCCCTGATAAGTGTGCTGCTGCCTTAGCATGTAGCCGACAACTAGGGCGTGAAGCACGTATACACATATCCCGTGTATACATCAAAGAGAATGGAGGCACCACCTGGCTTCGATATGTAACTTCAAAGCCATTACGCACCGAAGTCATTGCATTCGACCGAGGAGGATTATTCATGCCAGGTTCATACTTGTTAAAGGTTCCCTCCCAAACGAGGAAACTAGGAGCAGATGCACGTAATAAACGTAGAACTAAGCGAACTGAGTGGAAAAAGAGAGCCTATCGAACAGTAAAAGACGTAAGAACTGGACCAGCGAATGGGGCATAAAACTAATGCCGCATAAGAACCCACCAACTGATGTATTTAAACACATCGACATGGGACATAATGATGTGTGTTGGGAATGGAAAGGAACACTCAATGAAAAAGACGGACGACCTTACTTTACTGTTAATGGGAAACGCCGCGCCGCATACCTTATTGTCCTCGAATTACATTCAGGCATTAAGAAACAGAAAAATACGATGGCTATCCATAGCTGTGATAATCCTGTTTGTTGTAATCCTTTCCATCTTCGCTGGGGTACCCACCAAGACAACATGAATGACATGAAAGAGAGGGATAGGCATGGACTTCCTAAGGTTGTTGTACGTGCTATACTTAGACTACGAGCAGAAGGCAAAACTCAATCAGAAATTGCCAAGCTTTACGGAGTTTCAAGAGAGGCTATCTCTGCCATTGACACCGGCAGAGGAAAGAAATTAACACCGATCAAAGGGGTTGACACAGAGGAGGACTTCGATTAGAGTAGGGGATTCGCTATTAGATTATAGCGGATACCTCCCTGTGTTGCATACTCCCCCGTGTCCATTTCCCTGGACACGGGGCTTTTTGTATTGACACACATCCATCTTTGTGGTAAAAAAGTTCTATTGATCCAATAAAGGAACAAAGAGTTATGGATACTAACATTGTTACATTCCCCACACCAACTTACGAAACATTCTCACCTGATTCGAGGTTATACTTCGATGTATGGGAGAGGCCCGCATACTTTAATGGAGGCTCAGGAGAATACTACCACGATCCTAAACACAAGCACATCGTTCGATTAAACGAAGAAGCACAAACACCTATCTCCATTGGCCTAGTTGGGCATACATATAAACTACTAAAGAACAGGGAATTGTATGAAGGCATAGAAGATACCTTCATGGAAACCCTTACAGCGGAGGAGTTACATGGAGTCACCCGACGAGACTCAATCTCATACAATGGAGGTACTTGTATCAGAGATTACATCTTCCCGGCTGTCCGAGCTGACATTACTTCCAAGCGCAGCGATATCGCCTTTCGAGTTATCGTTATTAACGGGTATGATGGCTCATCCACGTTCAAGTTTTATCACGGAGCTATCGACTTCTTCTGTACGAATGGCATGGTATCAGGATCATATGATATGATCGCGAAGCGTCATACCTCTGGCTTACAGGTACCTCGCCTAACAGATAAGCTACGACAGTCTATTGATATCTTCTACAAACAGAGGGAACAGTGGACTAAGTGGGTAGGTAAGGAAATCAGTGATGAATCGGCAGAAGAATGTTATAAGGCGATGCCGAATGTTTCTGGACGTAGAGTGCAGCAACTCATGCGACAATTTAGAATCGAAGTCGAAAGCCACGGCAGAACAGTTTGGGCTTTGTATTCGGCAGCTACATACTATGCGTCCTCAGACCACGGTGTTTTCGCTGTTAGAGAGACTACATCGGATCACAAAGCTTCTACCTTAATGAACAGAGAACAGCAAGTCCGTGCTTGGCAGAATACCACCGAGTTCGAGAGGCTTGCTGCTTAAAAGGGAGAGAACCATGTTTAAAGAAGACAACCTTGTCCGTCTTATCACAGAAGACGGCACTAGTGAAGTCATGCGTGTGATTAACGACAGTGATGAAGATGGTGGAGTTACCTATGTAGCCACTAACCGTGATAATGGTACTGATTGGATCACCACCAGTGACCTTGAACTTGTAACTGATTCGACTCTTGAACAAGAGAGTGTGATCAAGGTTCCTAATATCAACAGCATAAAAGGTCTTGAACTTGTTGATGAATTTAACAAGTACATCATCGGTATCCTCACCTCACTACGCAATGATGGCTTCGATGAGAGGATCACTATCACTATTGAATGCGAACACTATAGCGGTGAGTCAGCCGAGGTGAAGTACCAAGTACGGCTTAGGCACGATGATCCTATTACATCTGACAACTTAGACAAGTCAGCTCACATTGCCTTGTCTCGTCGGAAAGAAAATGAAACTCTTAAGGTCAAGGCCATTCCCTTTTATGTGGAGGCAACAAAATGAAGCCCAGTAACTTAGCACATGATATGTTAGAGATGGAAGATGCAATCCAAAGCTGCATTGATGGAACGTACTTAGGCATTGCACACAAGTTCTCTTCCATAGAATCAGACAATGAACGTGTGCATAAAGAAGCAGAGATGCATGAAACTATGTGCAACTTTATCATCGCATCTCATATGAACTCACGTTGGAAGAAAGAGTTTGAGTCAGTCAAGAAGAGACTCGATGCAAGCGTTGGGGAATTAGGTAAAGACCCCGCTGGCATCGCTGGTCAGACAGTCAATCTCCATGAATCCAACATATTCAAGTTCACCAAACGACAGAACAAGGACAGTGAACAAATGAGTGTTACTGATCTTCTTAATGCACTAGCCCGTGCTGGTGTAGAGAAGGCTGTCATTGATGCTGCTACCAAGATGGCAACCAAACCCAAGAGAGGGAACGTCTACTATGACGTTACCACCGTTGAAGAGTGAGACATGGGCAAAGAACTATATCAAGGGTAGGCTGGAATTCTGGTTAGATATAACCGCGAATGCTATTACCCTACCTGAGATAGAAGAACAAGAGGAAAGGCTCTGGGCTTTAGCCTGTGCTGCAACGACAGCTTCACCCAAGCAGAGGAAGATTGTCAAGCAACAGATAGATAGAGCAAGGACTAATTGGCAACGACACCAATGGTATGAGGCCCAGATAACAGAGAAGAAGGCCAGAAGAGCTATCAATAGGTTAAACAGGATCAAGGCCATTGAAACCTATGTAACTTACGCACAGATGCGTGGCTTTAGTAGGCAACAGATGATAGTGACCATTGACCAGATATGGGACTCAATCGAATGAAAGCTGATACACCAATCGCCCTTGCTGATCTAACCAAGATGAGTGAAGATGAGCGAGAGTTATTGGTTACTCGTATTCGTGAGCGGCGATTGGCCCCTGTTCATGTCTATGAAGAGTTAAGTGCCGCTCAAGCACTGGTACGCAAGGATCAGTTAGAGGAACAATGGACTAAGCAGATGGACATGTTCGCTAAGGAACTAGTACGTGCTGATGCTGCATTGGATAAACTAGTAGCCCGTGGCACCAAGCTGCGAGCTATTCAATTGGAGGTAGATGATCTGTAATGCCAATGAAACCGCCCGAATCTGATGCCGACAAGTTACGCACCATCGCTATCTGGTTTGACAGGTACGATGCAAGTAGAGGAGTCAGTGGTGACACAGAAATCCAGGACGACCTCAATAGAATTGCCGAAGACCTCGACGCCTTCGATAGAGGAACTAATGGATATTCCCCCATTCCTTCAGCGCTCAAAACCGGAAAGGTCATAAGCAAATGAAAGCAAGAGAAATAAGGGTAATGTTAAATGGGAAAGTAGAGGATAAAGTTATCATCTGCCTTACTAGTATAGCTGAATCATTATCATCTCAACAACAAGAGATCATGGAGCTTGCCGCCGTACTAGACAAGTTAACTGACCTCTTGATGCAGCTTGGCACTACCGTTGAAGGGGCGACTAATGCTGTAGATGATATGAAGAAGATAAGGGGCATGGACAATTGAGTAAATTCACATTGATCTCCTTAAAAATGAGGATAGCAACTGAGGAAGACAAGGATATCCCTGCTTACGACCATACTAAACTCAGTGCTATTAACACTTGCCCTACATGGGGCATACTTCGTTACTCAATGCACAAGAAGATGCCAAGCTCCTATAGAGAGATGGCACTTGAAGCTGGAGCGGCGGCACATGAAGGCTTTGCGGCTGTTCGTTGGTATCAATACAAAACATTTCAATGTAAAGATAAGACACAATATTTTAATGCCGAGTATCATGGGAAGCGCCTCTTTGGTGAAGACAGATTTGAACGTATGCTCCAGTCAATCTCTAAGGAAGCAACCCATAGAACTAACACTATCAATTTCTCCATTGAAGCTGTTGAGTCACTTGGATTCTATGATGATATTACAGACAATAAGCGTACTATATCTAACATCTCTGAGTCCCTCATTTCCTACGTTGATAACTACGATATGGAGAGATACCCTGTATGGATTCGTGATACAGAAGATAAAAAGACTGATATTGGCATCGAAATCCCATTCGATATTGTAGTTGACATTACATATGATAATTCCTCTGGAGATTCCCATGAAGAGAAGCTGCAAGCCAGATTCACTGGGAAGATGGATGGACTTCATTGGAACAAGGATAAGTTAATCATAATAGAAGAGAAGACAGGTGCCAGACTCGATGAACATTGGCTGGCACAATGGGTGCTATCTCACCAGATCACTGGATACTGTCTTGCTGCAAGTACATTTACAGATCATCAATGTAATCATGCACTTGTTAGTGGAATGCGAATACCTATAGGAAAAGTCCCTGCTGAAGGTATACGAAAGGAGTATGTACCACGAAATACTGTCTTGTTTGAAAAGTGGGCCAATTGGTTCGTTACAAGTGTGGCAATAGATACCCAATACAGGGAGGATGTTCTAAGTGCCCCTATGTTTACTCATTCTTGTAATCGCTACTTTCGCTCTTGTTCATTTCTCCCCCTATGCGCTGCTGATACCATAGAAGAGAAAGAACACATCATTACAGAGATGGAAACAGATGAATGGTCCCCACTAGAGAAGACGTAAAGATAGAAGAAATGTTTTGCGCCTTAGTTGGGTCAATGATTCATGGAGTAATGGTATATGGACCGTTCAATACAACTCGCGAAGCATTTGAATACTGTAGTAAAAACTTCCTGAAGGGATCATGGGAGATAGCAAGTATATATAAGGAGATTACTAATGCCAGTAATTGAGTTAGGTGGAATAGAATTACAAACTCCGAAGGCTAGAGTCAATAGATTCTCATTGTTACTATGGGGGAGTAGTGGTAGCGGTAAAACTACCCTTGCAGCTACCTCTCCAGGAGAAAAATTGTGGATCAACTTTGACCCAGATGGGACAGACTCTATAGCATATCGAGATGACATACATGTAATGGATTATGCGAATGAGCCTAATAGAAACGTGGAGAAGTTCAAAGAGGACGATCCCCTTCGAATCACCCAGTTTCTTACCGATCATCCAAAGATTGAAACAGTTATATTTGACTCCCTTACTACGTTTGGAGACAAGTGTCTTACTCATGGTATTACAAAGGCACAAGGCACTAAAAAGGGAAAGTATAGCACTATCGAAGATCCTGGTTATTCTGGATATGGCAATAAGAATACATGGACACGACTTTGTGTCAAGAATTTACTTAAAGCTACAGGACAAGTCGGACGTAACATGATCTTCATTGCACATGAAGACAAACCAGTTACAAATTCCGAAGGACAAGTAATGTATATCTCCATCATGTTAGGATCATCTCTTAATGAACAAATTCCAATCGATCTTGGTGAAATTTGGAACCTTACTGACACTGGCCGTGAAAGACGCATTGCGGTACGAAATTGTAGGCTACGTAGACCATTAAAGTCTCGGATGTTTATTACTAGTGGAGAGCCAGAGTTCGAGTGGACTTATAATTCAGATACAGAGGAAGGCCCAGGAATAGTTGACTGGTATACCCAGTGGACGAGCAACGGTGGTAAAAAGATTCCTCTGCCTACATAGGAGTTAAATATGGCAACCACCCGTGACTAGATGTAGTATGCCAGAGAGATACCACCTACTAGATTATGGGGCTGTACTAGTAGGTGGGATTCGGCTATAATTACAGCTTCAATAACACGTAACACATAGGAGAAAAACGAAATGGAAGAATTTTCATCCATCGTCGAATACAGTATCGATCTCAATAAACAAGAAGCTCCCGAGCCTCTCCCCGCAGGTGAGTATACTGGCGTGATTCGTAAGGCGGAAGTCAAGGAAAGCCAACGAGGCACGATGTATGCTGCTGTATCTTTCCATGTCGATGCAGCCCAGTATCCTGCTGATTTCAAAGATGGCTCAGATGACGGCCTGACTCTGATCTTTCGTAGAGTCGGCCTAGAGGATAACCCCCAAGCACGATATGGCACAAAGCGTTTCATCGAAGCCATTGGTGCGCCACTCAGCAAGAAGATTGATGTCAACGAATGGGTAGGTATGGAAGCTGCTCTTGATGTTGTCCTCGATACATACGAAGG